AGTAGGAGGTACTGCAACATAACCATTACCCCATCCTTTTTCAATAAATATATCAGCACTTACAGTTGTGGTCATATATTTACGTTTGTCTGTATTTTCAATTACATACCAAATCATTCTTCATCATTTTCTTCATAGCAATCACATTCTTCTTCATCTTGAATACCATACTCATTATCAAACCATTCTCTGGCTTCTTGTTTGCTTGGATATTCATGTGAACCTGATTCAATAATTGATTCTGCACCTGCTAGGTATGCTTCAATCATTGCTTTACGGAATGCTATTGGATGCATCTTAGTCAACTTTAATAAATTTAGTTAAGTCTGGTCTGAAGAAATTAGGGCCTTTAAGAATTTTACCATCTTCTCTAAATACGGGCTTACCATCTTCACCTAGCTTACTCATGTTACTTGCTTGAATCTCATCAAATACTTGTTCAATGATGTGTTGCATACCATGTCTAAGGATAGTACCACAAAGAATATACATTTGATCTCCTAAAGCATCTGCAATCTCAACTAGATTTTTTGCATGACATGCCTCTAAGTATTCATCATTTTCTTCTTTCATAAGACTATGTCTTAAATCAAACTCACCATGGGATAATAATCTTGGAGATTCTCCATTGTCTTGTCCAAATGCATTATGAAATGCTTCTACTGCTAATAATTGTTTTTTCATAGGTGTAAAGATAAAAAAAAAGGAGAAGCCATATGCCTCTCCTTTAATTGATAACTATTGTTTTCCCTGTAACTACAGGTTCATTAGAAGAAATCTGGGGTGTTATCTACCTCATCATCTTCCGGATCACTAGATCCAAAATCTAAATCAAAATCAGAAGAATTATCTTCTTTAACTTCAACTACAGCTTCTTTAAGATCTAAGTCAGCTTCTTGTTGTTCTTCCAAAGGTACAACATATAAAGCTTCTTCAGCTTCAAATAATGCATGTTCTTCGGGTGTTGGTTCCAAAGTAGGAGCAGCAATTGGAATAAGAATTTGATCCATGATCATATCTTCTTCTTCATCACTAACAAAGTCTTCCGCCACAACAGGAACTATAAAAGTATTACCTGCAACATCAGTATAAGTTACAATTTCATCATTAACAAAAGCTGACTTGTCTTCAGTAGCATCTAGAATGATTTCTTCTGACTGGTGCAAATCTATATCAAAATCAGACCCGTTTTGCACCACTTGATTATCAGGTACTTGTGTTTCAACTTCAGCAATCTGATCAAGTAAGTTAGTCTGATTAGGAATAACATATAATGAATCTACTACTTCTTCCTCTTCTACTGGTGCACTAAGAGCTATAACTGGTGCAATAACTGGTTGAGGTGTTGCCTTAAAGTTACCTACTGTACTAATAAAATAATGTAAGATTCTTTGGTCTTCCATCCAAGTTCTAGGGTGAGAATGCTGTAAGGCAATAGTCACATAGTTATAGAAAGCCCAAAGACTGTTTGAATCTTCATATACATGACTTGGTCTATCCATCTGACTACGGATGATACTTGCTTGCTCAGTAGTGAGGATTTGATATTCAGCAAAAAGAACACCCAATAGCTGTGCCTGTTTTCTTTTATTTAAATTAATACCAATCATTACAGCTTTGTCAGCTATAAGTTGATTATAATACATATGAGCATTAGTTACTTGATCATCAATAGTTGCTTTAGTTTCTACATCTGCAGTACCTATATGCTTTCTTGTCCAAGTTCCAATGTCTCCGGATGTCATAACAGTTCCAGTCTGGTTGATGTAAGCACCAATCAAACATTTAAACTTAACTTGTTTGTTGTAACTATTAGTCCAAGCAAACATCATTGATAAATCAGGATCATTGTTGTATTGCAACTTATAAATCCCTTGAGCAATTTGCCCGTCAGCAGTACATCTGTACTCTTCTTCTACAATTCCAAAGCCCGCATTTGCTAAAGTTTGGAATGAATAATCAATAACAAATTGATGACTAATTACAGTGTAAGTAGCAGCATGATTTGGTAAAGGCACACTAATTAAGTGAGCTCTTGTACAATCTTGAATTTTCTTTGGCATATTAAAATAAACTTAATTGGTTTCTATTAGGTTGTAAAGAGTTAATCTCTTTCCTAATTTTTTGTAAATAAAAATCATAATTAATGTTGTAATCAGAAAAAGGTCTTTCTTCATGATCAATATAAACTGTTTGCATCCACGGCCCAGATTCAATCTGAATTTCCCGGCCATCTAGCACATTAGTTTTAATAATCTTTGACCCAGCATTAGATATGAAATACCTAATTGTATGTTGTAAACTTTTTACTATATAATCATTATTATGAATATCATGTTCCATGAACTTCCAGTCACCTTTAATCTTTACACCACCACAAAAATCAAATATATTTGTGTTAGCTTTAACAAAGGCTTCTGGTTCAATTCCTTCAACAAAATATGCATGAATGGCTTTAGGTATAATTAAGAAGCTCTTGTTTTTATGCAGAGCTAAGTTATCATACTCAAATCTGCCTTTACATTTAGATTTACCATCTTCAGTCACAGCAATATAATTATTCACATCACCAAGAATAATCTTAGAGTATGTATCATGCTCAAGCTGTAGATTAGTAATCTTTTCCCAGCGTGCACAGATGTCCATGTACTGAGCAACATATTTTCTTGGAATCAATGTCTCAACACCATCTGTATTTTGCATAAGTGGAATAGCACCAGGAATCTCTTCACAAATCATTTCATACAACATAGACAAAGTAAGCTGCCCATTAATTGTAATTCTCATTGTAAATTCAGGATCATACAAGAAACTATTTTCATCATTACTTAACCCATAGGTTGAGTTTAGAATAATCTTGTATACATAATTCTTAGGATCTTTCTTAGGAATCTTCTTTCTTTCCTCAAAGAACCATTCATATAGATTACAAAATTCTTCTTGTGGTAAATGACCCGGAGCCCATCCATTTCTAATTGCTAGATTAGGATAGAATGATGTAACATCACTTGTCATAATGACCATGTCAGAATCAGATTCATAAAGTCTACTATCTCTTGCTCCATGAATACCACCTAGACCATAATCAGTCTTTACTCCATGATACTGTACAGAATACTTAAACCCTCCCTTAGTTTCACCAGGATAGATAATTACTTCTTGAAATTTCTTAAGTAAGTTTTCAAAAGTAGCAGTACTAAACTTTATGTAAGGCAAGATAATGTCTTTTACAACAATCCTTTCTCTATAAGTTCTCATCTGTTTAAGATCATATTTCCTGATACCAGTTTCTTTACTCAAGAAATGTAAGAACAATTCTTTAGATATCCTTGGCTCAGAAGCAGAGAACAAATCAATATTATATTCTTCAGTCAAAGTCTTTCTTAAAGCTATCTGTTCTTTACTCAAGAACATAATTTGCTTAGTAGACTTAACATCATTAATACAATACTTTATGATCTCAGGAATCTGATCAGCTCTAATGTCAGAACTATGATGGATAGGCATGTCAATGATGTTCTTCCAATCCATGCTAAACTGAATCCACTTTAATGAACTTCTCTTAGCTGGATTATCCCAGTGATTAAGCTTAAATACATCTACTTGTCTGATCTGGAGATCTCTTGGACTAAATTCTAGAAACTCTCCTTCATTTTGTCTTCTGATGATATCTTGAACCTTGCCATAGATAAACTGAGCAATCTCATCACCATCCATTTCCATCAACTGTTCCTTGTTCCGTAGAACATGTTCAGTTACCTGACTATCAAATCCAAGTCCATTATAGCTTACATGCCATTCATTCATAGCAATATTCCTTTCAAGAAAACCTACCAATTCAATAATCTGATTTTTACTTTTGTGGATTACAAAGATTTCTTGTTCTTCAGATTGAACTTCCTCAAACACTGCTAAAAAACAGTTACTTAAGGTTTCATAATCCATGACATAATGTGTTCTCATAGGCTAGTTCAGTTAAGCTGTTCCCCCTTTTAGTTAATAAAAAAGAGGGAGCGTAAACTCCCTCTCTATTTTTTGTACAGGAGCTAATTACTTAACTGCCTTCTTAGATTTTTCTTCTTCAACTGCTCCAATGAATTGCTTGTAGTTAAAAGTTTTAGCATTGATTGCAAACAAGTTAACTAACTCATGCACTGCTGCCATATCTTCAACATAAAACTCTTGGAAAGTTTCAATCTTTGCTCTTTCTTCTCTTACTTGTCTGCCATTAGGTCTCTTAACTTTAGTTACCATTGGGTCACCATTGTCATCTAACTTAGGCAACATATGTAATGTTGTCTTAGTAATTTTAGAGATTATCACAAATACTTTTGTATCTGGATCCATAATACATTCTACATAAGGACATGTGTCTGAAGTAGGAATCATTCTGAAAGTTTGCTTGTCATTCCAAGTTGCTTGGACAAGCATCATAGTGTTTTCACTCATTTTATTGGTTTTTAATTTCTACAAAGTTAACCTAGAATTTTTAATTTCTGCAAATCTGCAACCTCAATCAACAAATTTTCTCTCTCTATATGAGGTTTATCACAGAGCTCACCAACAGATTTGAGTAAATCTACTTCAACATCTAAGATTTTTGCATACTGTTCAAAGAATTTCTCAGGAAACAAATAGCTATTGACATATATGTGATTTGCACTATTGTCATCAAAATAATTCAGAATCTTGCGCTTTAATATTTGGTTCATTCTGCTGTATTTACCATCAACAAAATAAAACCAATCTTCACTGAAATCAGAAAAGTCAAATATAAATATACTAGTAGAACTATCTACTTTAATATAATCTACAAGTCTATTATTCTTGAGTAAAATATTCTTCTCAAACTCAATATACTCTGGATCATTCTTAGTATGATATACACAGACCAATTTCATATCCTCGGTGGTGTAGTTTTCATCCCAAGAAACATAAGTTTCTGTTGGGACGGCACATGACCCCCTTTTTATTTCCAAGAGCGGATATAAGAATATCTTGGACTTTTGAAAGTATTTCCTGTAAAGCGCATTCAATGCCATAAGTTTACAATTTTACATTACCAATTGCAAGCTCATAAGGTAAGTCATATCTTCTGTTTTCATAGTGCCACTTAATCTGAGGTACTATGTCTGTTTCAAATCTTTCTTGCCATAAAGCAAGCGTTTCTAAAGATACTTGATAAGGGTATACTTGGTTATACTTGTCTACAACAATAAATGTTACCTGCACTGTCCAGTTATGAGCATCTTCACTAGCAACATACTTCTGAAGAGCAAGCTTAACATAAATCACTGCCTGAATCCAATACCTGTAATATTCTACAGCATCTTTAAAATCCTGTATAGGTTTACCTGTTGTCTTCAAATCATTGACAAATAAAGTCTTAGATGTATTGTCTACTACAATATTATCCAAGACACCTTTGATACCAAATGGTAAATCTCCAATACTTCCGGACAGTAGCAACTCATTGTGCACTTCAGTATCTGGATCTCTATCATCTAAATCAAGTTGTAGTAGAGACATTACATCTCTATTTTGTTTTAGTATTTGAACAGACTCTCTGCAGCCATCCAGAATTGTCTGATCAATTACTGTTTTTTCAGAACTTACTTTCAGAAACTTAAAATATTCTTTGTTTTCTTCTGTCAGGATTTTTTCTATCCTCTGTTGATCAGTCTTTAATGCTTGATGCAGATTCATTGCAAGAAGTTGTGTAAGAATCTCTGGCATGTAATCTTCTAATAGTAAAGTATTATTTCCAAGAGTCACATGATACTTGAAAATGTCATCTACTACTGTTTTGTTATTTCCACTAGGGAGTTTACCTGGTAGCACTACAAATTCATTTTCAAACTTAGCTGGCTCTAATAAAAGACAATGCAGAACACGCCCTGCTACCAGATGCGCGTCTGTACTATCCTCTCTTTGTTTAAGAATGTAGTGATTGTAAAATGCTATAGGAGAAAATAATAGTTTATTAATTCCACTATAACTGAAGAAAAACTTCTGTTTGTAGAATAATTCTAGTTCATCAGAACCATTCAAAGTCATCTGACTCATTTGCTTGTGTTGTTTGATTGTTATTTGATACGGGTTCTGGAGTTAATGAAACTTCTATGTTATCATTGTCTACTCCATAGAGTTGATGAGCAATATCTTCTTCTGAAGCTATTTCTTCCTTAACTGCCTCTAAATCTTCCTTAGCTTCTAAAGCAATTAACTCTTCTTTAAGTTCATTACGCTCAATTCTAGCAAATGCTTCTGAGATATCTTCATCAGAGATTTCAAGCACCTCTTCTTCAACTTCAGGAAGAGTTTCCTCAAATTCAGATTGCATTTGATATGAATAATTAACATTCATTTCTGCAAGGAGTTCTGGAGATAAAGTAATGTGTTTCATTTTAAAGGTTGAAGTATCCCCTCTTCTTGCAACATCATCACCAATATAACTTAACAAAGTGTTTAGTTTATCAGGAGTAAGCTGACCTTTCTCTTTAAGAGCATTAATTGATTCATCACTGCTAAAGTAAGGTCTAGTATGACTAAGTCCTAACCAACCCAATAAAGATTTAAAGTTAACATGAGTTTTAGTGTGGCTATTGTAGAATACATCCCCATGATAATAGAAAAGAATTATTAAATGAACCAGACTTGCACTGTACTTACAGTTTGCCATAATTTCCATAGCCAATACTGTATTGTCATTATCAGAACTCTCTAGCATTACCTTTAGTTGATTATAAACAGTATGATCAATAACGGCAGCTTCATCACCATTTAACTGGTCAATGATTGTTGACTCATCATATACAGAAGCTTGATTTGCAAGATCAACTATTACTTTAAATTCTTCAAGAACAGAAGTTATTTTTTCTTGTTTTGGTTCACGGTTTTGCTTATAAACATACTTCATGATAAGTCTAGAAGTAGGTCTATCAACAAATACATCTTTTTCTGTATAAAATTCTAAGGCATCAACAATCTTTTGATAATGATGATCATCCAAAGCATCTTTAAAATTACTAATTTCTGTCAATGCTATAAAATCAGATGTTTTAATTTTGTAGGCCCAAGTTGATGTTACAACTTTATTTAAGGTATTATTATTTGCAACAAAGATATTTGCTTTTGCTGCATCTCTTACTGTTCTTATACCAGATTCATCACAAAGATTTTTAAATTTATTCCTTGGAACCGTGACACCAGGTAAGAAAAATACCTTGTCTCCATTTGTAGGAACATAATCTGATTTAGAAATAGGCAAGATAAGATCTTTATCACTACCAACTTCTCCAAGAAGAACAGATATAGTATAACTTGTTGCATCTGGCATGTCATTAAAGTCATCACACCAGTAACCCAAGTCTGAGCTAAAGTTTAAAATTGTTTTACTCATATTTAATAAATAAAAGAGAAGGACACTAATGTCCCTCTCAAGTTTGTATTGAGTTAAAAAATGGTTTATTAATTTGGAAAAGCTTGAGGCTTCACTTACTTAACAGCCATCTTTACAACATCAGCATTCATCATTAGCTTAGAGAATTTAAGCTTGTTTCCATTAACAATCTCCTTGATCATTAAGTATCTCACATCATCATTAAATGCAGCACAGTCTGTTGTTAATTTAATCAGACGGTTAGCAATTGAATCAGTTACTGTATTACTTTCAGCATGTAGCAAAGAATAATTTATCACACGTGTAGCAATTACACTTGAGATATCAGCTCTAAAGTCATCATCTACACCAACAGCATTCTTCAATGCTCCCATTACGTATGCTTCATCTTTAGTCAAGATGTCTTCCGGGGAAATAATCTTGTCTAATTTATTATTAATGAACATAGTAAACATGGAACTGAAGTCTACTCCTACTGAGCCTTCACCAATCATTTGAATAAGAGGCAACTTATCCTCAAACTTAGGAATAGAACTAATCCCGTTAAAGAAAGTTGTAATTGCTCTTGGATTCACGCTTTGGTTTACTAGCTCAGGGTGCATTAGCATAAAGTTGATACATCTACCATCAATAGCAGTTGTCTCAGCCCACTTTGCCCATACATCTTTATCAAATTTTAGTCCCACAGAGATAAATCTTGTCTTTTGAGCTACATCCAAGCTAGTCACATTATAGTCACCATTGTCTGGATTAGTAGTCAAGATTACATGCCAGTTCTTTGGAAGTTTCCATGATACATATTCTTGTCTGTCTAAGATTTCCATGGTAGCTTGCATAAATCTATGGTCAGCTCTGGTATAATCATCAAGAATCAAGAAGCCACCTTCACCTTTACCCTGAATCCATTCAGGAGCAGCATGTGACATTCTCTTTCCAACAACTTTGTATCCTTTCTTTACAGCTGCATCAATCTGAGCTTCATTTATCCAGGTAGTTTTACCTTCAGCATTTTGTATTTCAAATTCTTTTACAGGAAAACCAACTAAGTCACCTAATTCTTCTAACTGAGATAGATTAAGCTTTACAACTTGCATGCTCATCTCTTTACCCAACTGCATAATAGCTGAAGTTTTACCAAGTCCAGCATCACCTTCAATATTAATTGCTACAGGAACTTTTCCTTCTTTTTGAATATGTTGGTTATTATTAACCATGTGTTTGATGAAATCTTTTAACTCATCAACATTCAACAATACTTGTGAATTCTCTACTTTTTTTCTTGACATTGCTTTAATTTTTAAAGTTCTAATTTAATCACCCTTCCCGGAAGGTCTTCATTCATACTTGATCTTTCAGATAACACCCATAGAACATTTCCTTTGGGTTTAATATTTGCACTAGCTTCACCATCCGTAAAGTATACAAGACTTGTAAACTCTTTAATATGCTCATTAAAATATTCTAGGACGGGATCAAAATAAGTTCCACCTCTTCCCTGAACTTTTAATTCCCATTCACCAGTATATTTTTCAATACTATTAATTTTAGTATCACACTGTACAATAGTAATATCAACACCAGATTTATAAATATGATGAATCTCATTCATAAATTCTGTTAGTTCAGCATCACTTACAGAACCTGAAGTATCAATGGCCAACAACATATGTTGTTTCATTTTTATTTTAAGACCAGGATTATCAGAAAATCTTCTGTTTTCTTTTCTCCGGATCTTTTTAGTGAACACTCTAGTGCTAACACCAGTAAATCTTCTGATATAACCCCGCCAATCAAATTTTGGTGGAACTATTTCTTCAATTTCTATTAGTCCTTCAATTTCTCCAGGAACAGTTCCACGTTTCTTAATAGTCTGCTCTTTAGCATCAGATAAAAGTTTTTGTACTTGCTTATCTAACAACTTTTGCTCAGCTTCACTAAGATTATCAAACTCTTCCCATGTACTATGATCTGGAGTATTACCACCTTGAATATTATCTAGAAGTTGATCAAGATGAGGATTACCACAAGTGCCGTTCTGATCTTTTTCATCTTGTGCTTCTTTCAACTTATCATAATAGTATCTAGAGCCTGCTTTTGCATCCCAACCTTTATCAGCATAATCTTCAAAGATTATACCTCTAGGAGGAATAGCATCATACTCAGCTTTAGATTGCTCTTCAGTCATAGATCCATCTTCTAGACCTTGTTTTACTTTAGCTTTTACTGCATCAACTAACTGTTGATACTGATCAGCATTCATGTCATCTCCAGGAAGCCAACCATTTTCAATATATTGGTTAAGTTCCATGTCCATAGCAACATTTGCTCTTTTCTTGTCAGAAAATTTAAAATACATGCTAAGGTGCCCAAAGGCTATATGCAATAATTCATGTTTCAAGATACCAAGCTTGTGTAACTCAGGTAATTTATCCCAGAATTCCTCATTGATTTCTAGTTGATAATTTATACCCATTTTACTTACACCAGCTGTTGGCACTCTTTTGCTCCAAAACTTATTCAACATGATAAGAAAGATACCATAATAAGGTTCTTTCAACATCAAGTCTTTAGTTGCTTTGCTTAATGATTCATTTCTTGTCATTCTTTCAGTTCAATATTAATGTTGAATTTATCAGCCGGGTATCCTAGTTGTTCTAGAAACCCTACCATATCTATAACAAAATGTTCTAGATACAATTCCATAGAAGCTTTACTTGCTTTTGTTTCTGTCATTATAGACAGACATTTACCACTTGTTAAAGCTGTTGCATTTGAAGAATCTACATGTTTATTAATAATAACCCATGCTTTTGGACACTCCTTTTCCCATTCACTTAAGGGTAATTTTGCGTACTTATATAGTACTAGTAACTCACCCAAATACTCTTTCAGATCTGCATTTTTCAGAGCTTCAAATGCTACAGTATGATTTTCTTTATCTGTAGATTTTAGCATTCCTAATAAATTCTTTGTTTCTTCTTTGTCAAATCTTATTTTACTCATCAGTCTTCCATTTTTAATGTTTTTATTGCCCATAATTCAGGTTTTCCAGATTCAATCATCTTAACCCATTCTTTAGCACTTGGAATGTATCCATTGCAATCCTCTTTAACATGTTGTTCAGCAACATATCTTGTATATACAGTTTTACCATCTGAATTTTCAAAACTTGGTCCAAACTTTTTCTCACATTCAAATATTCCTTCACTATGATGTCGGAACATTCTATGCATACTATGTCCAATCCAAGCCTTAGTTTCATCTAGCCAATTATGAATATCTATGTAATCAATTGGAAAACCTCCAAACTTTTTAGCTGAGGATTTAGCATGTTGCCAAGGATGTGCCATTATATATTATCTAAATAATTTAACATATCATCTTTAGCTTCAGAATAGCCTTCATCATATGCATCTTTACATGCATCTTCTAATCTTTCAAGTATTTCTTTTTTAAGCTCATCTGTTAATGTTTGGATATCTAGATCCTCTAACCAATTTTCAAAATCTATCATTATTCTTCTGTTTTACTTAATAAATCTCCATTATGAAAATATTCTTCATAATCAATAATTCTTACACTATTGTTTATAATATATTTTCCTGAAGGAACACATATACATAATTCACCAAAACCACCTTCATTATTCCACCAGTCTTCTATATCACTAAGAAGTTTTTCATTAGCAAAATATTCAATTAAAGAATAAGCACTTGAATCTAACTCTGCTAAATTTGAATCATTTTCCCAATCATTTATATTATCACTAACATCTCCTGGGGTATCACATTTTTCTGTTGTATATCCAATCCATTCTATGGCACCGGAGTCTCCTCCACCATCATATTTTACTTTAATACCAGTAATACCAAGATCAGCCAACTTAAGTAAGAGGCCTGTCATTTCATTTTCTGTCATAATTATTTTGTTTTATAGAACCTACCAAGAATGTTGGCATTTAAATATCCTTCTTTCTCAAGCACTTCATACTTAAACTGATGCTTTACTTCTTGATAAGTCAATTCAGTTGCTGAATAGCATATTACTAGAATTTCCCTTTTAATTTTACATCCTGCTTTGTGAGCTTCTTTTAGTTGCTGATTGCTACTATAGTAATTCATAAAGTTAGGTTTCTGTTCTCTTGTATATGTTTTTAATCTTTTATCAGTAACTAATGCTAAAGCTTTTTTACTAAGCTTCTTTTTTATATTAGCAAAGAAATTCTTTTTGCCTATATAAGCATAAGTATTTCCATTTAACACTACAGACATATGATAAATAAACCCTACTGAGCCTTCAGGTATGTTATCTTGAGTAAACTCTACACCATTGTATATCCAACTCATACTACGTATGTTTATGTCTTTTCATATCCCAGTCTGCAACAGTACTGACCATTATAGCTAATAATTGTATAGCTTCTTCTATAGATCTATTTTCAAAAGTTAGTTTTGCTTTTGTTAATTTATGTCTAAAAACATACTTATACATTGTATTTTTCATATCACTTGTTTAATTAAAGGAAACAATTGTTCTCTTACAGCTTCAATTCCATGATCTCTTACAGAATCAGAAAGATCCTTAGACATATGAAGATTAATATAATCTAAATCATATCTAGTTTTATATTTCTTAGCGGCTTCTAAACCAGGCTCATCATTATCAAACATGATAATAATCTTCTTGTATTTAGCTTTTGCTTTTTTTATAAAACTTTCAGGAATCATACTGTTCTCACTGTCTGGAGCAACGGCTTCAATATTGTTAATACCAAGTCTAGTAAATGCCATAACATCCTTAAGAGAAGAAAGAATAATAAGATACTTAGCATCTGTTAGTTGTTCAGAGCCTTGAATGTAGTCTCTTACTTTAACAAACTTCTTATCTCTTTGCTTAGGTTGATAGATTTTATACAGAGTACCATCTTCTTTGAAGTAACCATAGATAAAGTTTATATCAATCTTTATATCAAAGATAAGACCTACTTCATCTACTTTTCTCATAGTATAATATTGTAAAGGAACTATATTATACCTGTCCAAAGTTTTAGAACCAATTTGAAAACTCATCCAGAATCTTTGATCAAACACATTCCAGTGTCTCATCTCAAAGTCATGAACCTGATATTTTGCATGGGCTGTATACTCTTTGACTGCACTATACTCATTGTCTAGAATAAAAGTGTTATAATCATTTAAAATTTTGTTACTTGCTGCACCTCTAGAAAGTAGATTGAACATGCTCTGTACAAGACTTAATCCATCACCGCAGTTACCAGATGAAAAATCCTTGAATCTATAGATTCCTCTATCATCTAAATAAACACACAGAGATGGTGTTTTTTCACTAAGATTAAATACAGACTTAATTTTTACACTTTGTCCACCCAATCTTTCTGTAAGTTCTAAGTAATGTTCAAACACCCATTCTCTTGGTACTTCAAATATGTCAGAAACCAAATTTTTTGTTGAAATCATAGCACCACTTTAAAAATAAAAGGGGGAGCACATGACTCCCCCCTTAAACTTATTAGTCTAATGAGAAGTCAGATGAAGACTTTGAAGAAACATTAAAGTCTCCTACACTATCATCTTCATCACCAAAGTTTTTAACTTCAGCTGTTTCTACTTTTTTCAAATGAGTTGCCTCATTATAAACAAGAACTTTACCTGCTTCTATGTCTCCATAGGCATATTTGTTCTTTTCTCCTTTTGGAAGATACATGTCATAATTTGTATAGCCAGTTTTACCAACATACTCCTTACCAGCAACACAGAATTCAAGATATTTATCTTTGAATGGAGCTGTCTTGTTAAATGCAACAATTAAGTCTTCAATAGTTTCATGAAGATTATCTTGAGCAACAAACCAATCATTCATTCCGGCAGTTTTACAAAGATTTTGTAAGAAGATCATAATAGATCTATCTCTTTGTATCTTTTGACCAGATTTAGTTTCACCATCTGCATATGCATATTGACTAGCTTTTACTCTACCAATTTGACCTGCATAGTGACCTTTACTTGCATCATCTTTGTCAATCATAAAGCCTTCAAAACCATCAATTGGTTCTGTCTCAACATGAAGAATCATATGTTTTGCTCCATCAATAAATTTAAAATCTTCAAGCTCAATGCTGTTAATTTTTAATACATGATTGCCTGGTGCAATTGTCTTAGGCATTCCTGAGCCCGTTGCTAAGTCTGTTGTGCTTAATCCCATTTTGTTTTTTTTTGTTGTTAATATTAAATGTAAATTTTGTCCCAGTAAGTTTTTAACTCACCATCAATCATTTCAGAAATTACTATTTCTTCATTTCTTAAGTGCTCTGGTCTTGCACCACAGGTAACTTCCTCATTAGTTTTGAAATTAATGTAGGTTTTGTCACCTTTTCTATACATATAGCCAATTGCATCCGCATTAGCACATATCAAAGATTTAATTTTACCTGTCAAATCAATATTTGCAGATAATACCATATCACCTTTGTCATTTACTTGAGCATCCTTAATATGTCCAGATAAAATAATATGGGGCGCTAAGGTATCAATAAAATCTAAAACTTGAAAGAATGCTTGACGGATATACAAATAACCAGCACCATT